TCCGGTTATACCTTGGCGACCTTGAATACCTTGAGCACCTGTTATACCTTGGGCACCAGTAGCTCCTTGTGTACCTGTTCCTCCTTGTGTACCAACGGCACCTTGTGCTCCAGTAGCACCTTGTGTGCCATTAGTACCAGCAGTTCCTTGTGCTCCAGTTATTCCTTGTGCTCCAGTAGTACCTTGGGTTCCATTAGTTCCTGCTGTTCCTTGTGCCCCTATTGCTCCTTGAGTTCCTGTTGTACCAACAGTACCTTGCACTCCGGTTATACCTTGGCGACCTTGGATTCCTTGTGCTCCAGTAATACCTTGAGCTCCAGTTGCTCCTTGGGTACCATTAGTACCAGCAATTCCTTGAGCACCAGTTGTACCTACGGCTCCTTGTGTACCTGTAGTTCCTTGTGCTCCAGTAGTTCCAGTTGTACCTTGTGAGCCAGTAGCACCTACAGTTCCTTGTGTACCTGTTGTTCCTTGCGCTCCAGTAGTTCCAGTTGTACCTTGTGAGCCAGTTACACCTTGTGTACCTGTGGATCCAGTTGTTCCTTGAGCTCCAGTTGTACCAACAGCTCCTTGAGTTCCTGTTGTACCTTGGGCACCTGTTGTACCAGTGGTTCCTTGAGATCCAGTAGCACCAACTGTTCCTTGTGTACCTGTTGTTCCTTGCGCTCCAGTTACTCCAGTAGTTCCTTGAGATCCAGTAGCTCCTGTTGCTCCTTGTGTACCAGTAGTACCTTGGGCACCAGTATTTCCAACAGCACCCTGTGTACCAGTAGCTCCTTGAGCTCCAGTAGTTCCAGTAATACCTTGTGCACCGGTAGCTCCTTGAGATCCAGTGGCTCCTTGTGTTCCAACAACCCCTTGTGTACCTGTAGTTCCTTGTGCTCCAGTGGCTCCTTGAGATCCAGTAGCACCAACTGTTCCTTGTGTACCAGTAGTACCTTGAGCACCAGTTGTACCAACTGTTCCTTGTGTACCAGTAGTTCCTTGAGTTCCAGTAGTTCCTTGTGTACCAGTTGTACCTTGTGCACCTTTATCACCAGTAGTTACAAATGATACTATTATATCAAAATTATTTCCAAATGGAGAAGCAGTTGAATATGCTTGGTTAGTGACAGTTAATGTCCACCAACCTGTATTATTAGTTAATGCTGATATCTGAAATAATAGGAATTGGGTTGCATCTGTTCTATTTGCAATTCTAACATATCCTTTTATAGCTGATGATACAGCATTGATTGTATTTAAAAATGAGTCTATGCTTGCACCTTGATCCGTAGTAGAATCAACATACATCGCAGTAGCAACATTTTCAGTCGCGTTATTTAATCGTACCCTACCAGTACCAGGATCTGCTGCTGTTGTTGAAGTATCAAATGTATAATCAAATGTAGCACCACCAAATGAACCATCATTTCCTTGGATTCCGGTAGTACCTTGTGTACCAGTAGTTCCTTGTGTACCAGCAGTACCTTGTGTACCAGTAGTTCCTTGTGTACCAACTACACCCTGTGCTCCAGTAGTACCTTGTGCACCTATTCCTCCTTGTGCACCAGTTACACCTTGTGTACCTTGCGTTCCAGTAGTTCCTTGTGCCCCAGTAGTACCAACAGTACCTTGGGCTCCAGTTGCTCCTTGTGAACCCGTAGCGCCAGTAACACCTTGCGTTCCAGTTGTACCTGTTGTACCTTGTGCACCAGTAGCACCAGTAGTACCTTGTGTACCAACTGTTCCTTGTGATCCTGTTGCACCTTGTGCACCTGTAGTTCCTTGTGTACCTATAACACCCTGTGTTCCAGTAGTACCTTGTGATCCTGTAATTCCTTGTGAACCGGTAGCACCAGTTGCTCCTTGTGAACCGGTAGTTCCTGTTGTACCTTGAGCTCCTGTTGTTCCAGTGGTACCTTGTGTTCCAGTTATTCCTTGTGCTCCAGTAATACCTTGTGCTCCAGTAGTTCCTTGTGTACCTAATACACCTTGGGTTCCTGTTGTTCCTTGAGCTCCAGTAGTTCCTTGGGATCCAGTAGCGCCAGTTGCACCTTGAGATCCTGTTGCTCCAGTAGTACCTTGTGCACCTGTTGTTCCAACGGTACCTTGTGTACCAGTAGTTCCTTGTGATCCTGTTACACCTTGTGCACCTGTGGTTCCTTGTGTACCAATAGTTCCTTGAGTTCCAGTAGTACCTTGAGTTCCAGTTGCGCCTTGTGAACCAGTAGCACCCGTTGTACCTTGGGAACCTGTTGTTCCAGTTGTACCTTGTGCACCTGTTGTTCCAGTTGTACCTTGTGTTCCTGTTAATCCTTGAGCTCCAGCAGTACCTTGTGCGCCTGTTGTTCCTTGTGTTCCAGTTGTACCCTGTGCACCTGTTGTTCCTGTTGTGCCTTGAGTACCAGTGGTACCTTGAACGCCCTGTAGAGAAAGATTTGATCTATATTTAAAGCTACCATCAGCAGCTAATACAATAATATTTGATTCAATTGTTCCTGCAGGGATAGCATCAAATTTAGCTGATGAACCTGTAATTTGTCCAGTTATTATTAAGGATCCTGAAATAGATCCTGAGCCTTCAGAAATGAAGCCATTTTTTATTCTAAATTCGTTTGCCATATCTTTTCCCTATCCAAGAATATGTTAATAATATATGTTTATTATAAATATTATAGAGTTCTAATATTTGTTTTTACTACCCAACTATCTGAAAGAGTAGTGCAATTAAATTCTAGGTCCCCAGCATTTATTGTTAATGAGAAAGTAACATCAGAAGTATTTCCAATGTCGTTTGTTGCAGTTTCATAGGATGTTCTATCATTACCATCAGTAGCTCCAACAAAAGCACCAGCACGAACATTATTCCCATTAATTACAACATAATCTACAAAAATAGCACATGGTCCTGCTAATGTATATATTACTTTAGTTTCAGTATTTAAAGTATTAGTTTGATTAGTATATGTAGAATCTACAATAGAAAGGCTACTAGATACATTTAATGATCCTGTAACGGTAGCTCCATTTGTAACTAGTAATGAATTTAAAGAGGCATCAGAGCCTGATACTATGACTTTTTTCCAGTTTGGCATTTAATAAATTTATTATGGTTGGTTACACAGAATATGCTGTGCCCACTTCTCTTTCGAGCCTATAATACGATAATAAATATATTATTGCTTCTTTCTAGTTGGAGTTTTTGTTTCTTCATATTGAAGAATTTGTTGAAGGCTTACATTTTTAGCTTCTTCTTCAGCTTTAATCATTTGGGTTATTTCTTCTAATTCTTGCTCTAGTTTAATTTGAATAGAAGCACAAAATTTAGCATCACGCCCTTGAATTGGAATAGTTTCAAGTGCTTGACGGATAAAATTTAATTCGGCATGAGAAAAGTCTATGGAAAATAAATTCATGGTTTAGTTATTTAGATTGCTCTGTGTATTGGTTTTGCAATTTGATAACTAAATTGTACAAAGGTTCTAAATCTTCTCCAAGGAAAGTTGTACGCTTAATCATAGAAAGTAAAACCTCAATTTCTTGTTGAGAAAGTTGATTTGTTGTTTGTTCTTGTGGTTGAGAATTTGATCTAATTTTGTCTATAATACCCATAACATTAATTGTAAAAAATAGGGGGTAGGCTTTAACCTACCCCGTTTAGTTATTTTTTTATTAAGAGTAGATAAAAATATCTCCTGTTGCTGTATTAACATGAATATTACCAAATCCATTACTTGCACCACCATATACTGGGGCAGCTGATGGGGCTGAAGTTGATGTTTCGGTTGTAGTAACCATAGCAGCAGCTGTAAATGAAGGGCTGTTTGCTGAGAAACTAGATGTGAATCCCCAACGGTTAATTGAGTTTTCATATCCAAAGAGTTCACCTATATTTTGAGTACCTTGTTGAACAACAATACCACCGTCACCCGCTGTATTTGAACCAGAAGCAAATAATACAAATCGGTCAGCAACTTCTAAATTAGTAGTTTGTTGGAATGAAGCTGTGCCTTGTACTGTCAAATTACCCGTAATTACTTCATTACCTGTTACGGTTAATGTAGTACCATCAAATTGTAAATTAGACTCACCATTAATTGAACCACCACCAGTTGCAGTTAATACGTAATTATTAGTATTATTGGTAACATTACCAGAAATACTTGATACAGTATTGGCATTTACTGCATTAGTAGCCCAACTTGCTGTACCAGCAACATTACCTAATAAAGAACCTGTAAAATTGGTTGAAGTAATAGAAGAGATACCAGTAATAGTTGTTGCTAATGTTAAACTATCAGTACCTTCAACCGCTAAATTAGTACCTGCTAAATCAGTTAATAAGTTACCGTAAGTAACATATTTATTAGAACCATCGTTAATAAAGAATTGATCAGTACTAGCTAAATCCGTTTTAGCAGTTGTTGGGAAAATTGCAGTTGCTGTAACTCCCGTTAATCCAGCACCATTACCTTGGAATGAGCCACTAAATGAACCTGATAGGTTTGAGTTAGCACCAGTTAATTGAATAGAAGTAGCACCAGTAATTGTAGTGCCATTATCAGTTAAAGATGAATTAGCAAATGCTGTACCTGTCCATTTAGTAACATTATTAGTACTTAAAGTAGATGCACCACTTACTGCTACTGTTGCTGTTGCAGCACCATCATAAGTAAATGCTGAGATACCCGTTCCTTGGGTTAAGTCAGGTAAATTAGTAGTACCTGTAAAGGTACCCTGAAATGAACCACTGAATGAACCAGATGCTGTTAATCCTGAAGCTCCAGTTGTTGCTACGATGTTTCCGGTACCATTAATTGCTGTGGTTGACAAGTTACTTGTACCACCACCAATTACTACCTGACCGGAAGTTAAATTGTCTACTTGTAAAGCTGATAGATTTGCTGTACTGCCCGAGACAATGACTTTTTTCCAAGTTGCCATATTGTTTTCTTATTTTATTTTATTATACATATGTTATTTCTAGTCAAGGCCTATAAAGAATGATGCAGATGTAAAGTAAATACCGCCATTCGGAGCAGGACCTGTAAGCTCCTGAGATTGGGTTGAAAAAATTACAACTCCACTTTGAGATACTGTTAGTACTGGTTGATTATTGTTAGTAATAATAAATATGTTTGGGCCAGTGTTTACACTAGCAGATATACTTCCAGTAGCAATTCTAAAGGGGGTTCCAGTTCCAGCATTTAAAGCATATGAGGCTGTTAAAGCATATGATGCACTTACTGCACTAGATATAGAACCACTAAAATACGAAGCAGTTAAAGCAAGGGATGAAGTACCAAATAACGAACCCGTTATGTTATATGATCCTGATCGTAACTGTTCCGGTTTAATTAATGACATCTTATTTTCCTTGTGCTACGTATGCTTTAACGTAATTTTTACTATTTTTACTTTTACTTACTTTAGATTTTGCATGAACTCCTGGTCTTTTTTTGCGGGGTTTTTTCATAAATGAAACCGATGCTTGTGCTTTTGCTTTTGCCATTTTAAAAAAAATTAATTAATTACTAAATTTACCTATTGCTACTACTTCATCGTTAATATCAAAACTATATCCTAATTCTGTAGGATCAACTACAAGAGTTGTAATTCCTCCACTCTGAGTAAATGAAACTATAGCAGCATTTTCAATTAAAGTACCATTACAAAATATAGAAAAATTATTCAATGATGTTGCCGGGAGTCCTGTAGGGGCTGTTAGCCATCCGCTAGCAAATGTTATTGTAGTAGGGTTAACAAAAGTTCCTAATTTTTGTATGTTAGTATTTAAATATTGAAGCACAGCAGGGTCTATATAATTTACTACAAGTTGTTGGTCGTCTATAAATATAGGGGAAATCTTTTTAATTGGTGGTGGGGTTTCTGATAGGTTATTTACTGTTTCTAGTCCGATAATTACTTGGGCTTTACTATTATATTTTTTAATAGCAGTTACATCTTTTTGGATTGTGTCTGGGACAATGTATCCAAATAATTTGATGGTAAATGTGCCTTTAATGATACGGTTAGTATTATCAGATATCTCAATTGCTGTACTATATGAATCAATAGAAGCTTTAAATTTAAAACGCTCAGGATTTCCCCAATATGAATCAGAAGCATAGTTAATTGCTTCAATTATTTTATTCATTTGCTCAACATAATACGTTTGAATAGCACAAGTATATGTTAAATTAACGTAATCAGGTACTACATTAACAACGAATTGCTTTACAGGAATTCGGTTTGTTAATACGTTAAAATTTGAATAGTCATTTTTTGGATTATATGTTTTAGCCCAAGCAGTATATAAATGAGGATGATTAGCATCTAATTTATTTGTAAGAGATCGGTTTTTATCCATTGTATCTCTTTTAAACATAATTAGTGGGGCCATTATAGCACCATTTTTATCTTTATAATATCCATCCTTTTGTACAGATTTCCATTTTTCAGGTGAACCATAAATTACAGGTACTTCAATTCGTACACCGTTTTGATAAACAAAGGGACGTATTACATTTTGAAAATAATACATTATAGCTTCATCAATGTCTTGTAAACCTACAACAAATTGTTTGTAAGTATCATCTTTAACAGACATTTTTTCAGAGCGATTAAATGGGATTCCACTTTGATCGTTTGCTGTGAATTGATTAAATTGGGAAGGTATATTAGGATTTCCATAAGATTCCCCAGTATCAGGAAACACATATGGTTCTATCTGATTATTTTGGATCTCTAATTGAGATTTTGGGTTAGGTTTTCTTGCTGATGGCATATCTTATAGTCTTTCTCTGGTGATTTGTACTTTATCTGCAGGAACATAATGTGCAAAGCAAATAATAGAATAATTTGAACCGTAGTTTTCTAATCCTGGGTTTAATGGGTTTGTATCATATGGGTATGATGGGTCTTTTCCAACAAATAATTGGTTATCGTTTACATTATCAACTTCCCAATATGAATTATTCCACATAATTATGTCTCCCACTTCGGGTACAATATCAGCTCCATAAGGTGTACCATTATAATTACCTACATCAGGACCCCCACCGGTATTAACAGGATTTTTACCAACTAAATCATCACGTAAAAATTTAAATGTCATAGGGCGATCAAAGCTTACACCAAAATCATCTACCGGGGAAGAGTTATCACCTCTTTCAATTAACGTGTTAAGTAAAACAGGACCATTATAATATTTAGCACCAGCAGCTTCACCATATATGTTTACTTTGGTTTGTTCTGAAATAAGTTGGTAATATGCACATTGTTGGGAAATAATATCCCACATCAACTCACGGCTGAGATGTCTAAATAAAGAAACGTCACGTTGTGTACCAAATAATGCCATATTATCCTATAAAAATTGTCATTGGGACATCTGCTAATATATTTTTTTGGTTTTCTGCTTCTGCTGCTTTCTTTTCAAGTAAAGATTGTCGAGAAGTAGAGTCCAAATATACTCTTAAACGTTCTAATAACGCTGTTTTTTCACTAGTTGCAGCAGTAATTAAATCTCCTTGGTTCAATGTAATTTCAGATCCAGGAATTGGTACGGTAGTGTATTTTCCTCGAACATATCCTAACATTTCTTTAGCTAATGCTAATGCATATTCAAATATCCAAGAACGTCCAATTGAATTAATATAAGAATATGTTGGATTTTCATAAGGAACATCACTTGGAGTAACAATTAAACTTCCACTAATATCGGCATATGGTTTTCTAGTATCATCTAATTTAACATATTGAAACCATAATTCCTGGTAGTATACAACAGGGATAGGGAATATTTTTAATTGATTATTTACTAATTCAAATGTATATTGGGATTTACGAATTTGATCATTGAATTCAATTGCTTGAATTTTTTGTAAGTCATAGTTAATAGGCATTAACATAAAGTTAATTGCTGGGGAGTATGAGCCCCAACCAAAACTATCAAGCATATTCATCATGCCTGTACCAGTACCAGCATATGGGTCAAAATATCGCACAATGGCAGGAGGTGCTTCGTAGTAAATTCGTTTAATTTCTATACCTCCAGTAATATTTTGATTAGCTGCCCAAGCATTCATATCATATTCTTGTTGGCCCGCATTTAATTTAATAGAACCACTATAATAGGTTACTTTACCCCCAACACCGGCTTCTGTTCCATATTGGTGAGATAATACTACAATATTTGCTAATGTTTCTTGAACCATTTTATTATTAGCTGGTTCAAGAGTCATTGGGTTACCCTGAAATGTTAAAAGGTTATCTGCTACTTGATAAGCATATAATTCGTTTCCATAGGTAGTAACAGCATCTTCAAGTGCTGTATAGAAGTTAATATTTTGGAGTTCAATCTCAACTAAAGGATATCCCATACGCTGAGCTGCAAATTTTGCAAATTTATCAGCATCAGTTTGAAATTGAGGATCATTATCATAAAACCCAAATGGTGTATCTCCGGGGGCAAATGAACTTGAGCCAGGCCAAATAGGAATGTTCATAGCAATATTTTGTTATAAATATGGCTATCCTCTAAATGATTTGTATACCTCTAAAATATCATCTACTATTGGATGTCTATGATTTTTTTCTAAAGTAACAACTTCAAATCCAGGCACTTCTTTCATATGCTTACATACAACATCAAACCCAGATGTTTTCTTATCTCTTAAGTCAATTTGAGCACCATCACCACAAAAAATCATTTTACTACCTGAACAGATACGGGTTAGTAATAGTTCTGTTTGGTTGTCTGTTAAGTTTTGTGCTTCATCTACTACAACTAAACAATCAGTAAAGTTTCTACCTCGCATAAATGATACAGGTACAATTTCAATTTCACCATCTTGTATACATTTTTCAATTTTTTCTTTACTATACAAACGATGCATGTTTTCATACACCGGAGCAGTAAATGGAGCAAGTTTTTCATTAACATCTCCTGGTAGAAATCCAATGTCTTGTCCTGCTACTACAGTTGGTCGTGTAATGATAATTTTTTCAATTTCACGACTAAACAATAAATCAAGGGCAACATTAGCTGCTAATAAAGATTTACCAGAACCCGCTTTTCCTCGTAATATTGTTACAGTATTATTTAGAATTTTAGATTTTGCACTTTTTTGTTCTTCATTCAATTGAATGTTAAACTTAATAGGACCTTTTGGTTTGCGTTTTGCTTTAAATACCTCCTGTGCTTCAGGGGTTCTATTGAAATCTGTCATATAACTATGTTTGTTGATAAATATTAATAAAGAATAGAAAAGCCTGGCTCTCGCCAGGCTCTTCATATTCAATTATTAGCTATCTACTATAGTAAACCTAAATCATTGATGTAGATACGACCGAAGAATTCAGGACGGATCATTTTCTTAGCGTAACGAGTCAAGAGACCTTTACGTGGAGTAAATGTATCTGGATCGTACACAAGAGGTGTCATGATTAATGGTACATAAGGAGCAAATACAGCACCAGTTTCAAGGAACTGTGAACCACGGTATCCCATTAACATTAAACCTTCAGTCATGTAAGGGTTTTTGTAAACGGTGTAACGGTTGTTCATTTGACCAGCTTTCTGGATACCGAATGCGTAGCTTGCTTTAGTTACATCACCATCAGAGCTAGAAGCAAATCCAGGGATAGACTCAAGGATAGTTGCTACGTTTGGAGAAGTTACGATGAAGTTTGCACCACCACGTAAAGTCTTTTGGTGAATTTTGTTAGAAACTTTCTGCATTTTAGTTCCTAAAGTTTGGAACCATTGACCTTGTGTATTGAAGAAACCAAGATCTGTGTATGGATTACCAGTGTTAGATGGGTTACCAGCAACATTCAATGCAGTATTGTTTTTAACTGACCACCACTCATCCCATGCAGATGCGTCTTGGATCAACATATCAATTACTTCAAGGTCGATTTCCAATGCAATATATTCGCTCATGATTGAAGTCAATTCAGCTTCAGCATCCAAAGATTGGTATGCATTTAAATCTTGAGCAAATTCTGGTGTCCATTGTGCTTTCAACTTACGAGTTTTAGCAACAATAGCCTCAGATTTCATTTGGATATTGATTTGTGGAATTGCTAATTGGTCAGCAGCTGTAGAGTCAGCATTTGGATAACCAGCACCGCTGTTATCTTCGAAGTCACCACGATAGTTATCTGCTGGTTGAACGTTATAGAAGATAGTGTTTGATGTAGCTGAACCTGTAGGAAGGTTAGTCATTAATGCACCTGAACCAGAGATAATGAATGTAACAGTGTTTGAACCATTAGTAGTTGTATACTGAGGTAATAAACGGCTGTACATAACTGGAAGTGAAGAAGCTACACTAGCTAAAGTACCTGAAGCAGGAACGAATGCGCGAACACCTTTAAAGTCAGGGCGTAAAGCATTAGTACCAGTACCTACAGTCATAGTAACTTTAGAGTAGTTACCTAATGATGCAGATAAATCTGAATTGTATTCAACGTCAGACCAAACCGCTGGGGTAACTGTAGTAGTTACAGAAGCTGAGAATTGGTTGATTGAATAAGCAAAACGACCTGCACCGTATAAACCGTAAGCAGCATCATTAGCAGTTCCAGGGTTTGTATTACCATACATAGATGAAGTAGCACCGTAAGCATCACCACCAGGACCAAATGGACCGATAGGAGCAACTTTACCATTTGTATCACCATATTGGAAATCCAAGAAGAATACAAGACCAGAAGGTAAGTTCATTGGTTGTACAGAAACGAATTCTTTAGATGATAAAGAACCGAATACTTTACGTACCAATGGAAGAGCTACACCAGCCCAGTTTTCACCAGTTCCAGTTGTAAATCCTGAACCTCCTGCTTGAGTTGAAGATTGCTCAACAACCAATTGTTTTGCTTGGTTTTCAAGGATTAAAGCCATGTTGTTTTTCTCAACTTCGCTATTCAATCCTTCTAAGAGACCCGTTTTAGCCCATTTTGAGGCCATACGAGCTGCGTCACTCTGCATGTTTTTCCATCCAGATGCCGCGCTTTCTAAAAGAGAATTAATGTTTGACATTTTTTTGTTTTGTTTTTTTGTTTAAAATTAAATAATTCCTGCCAATTTTTGCATACGTAAAAATGCATCGTTTGACTCTACGATTGGTTTTTTAGCGTTTGGTGTTACCATTGCTTTTGAAGCACTACCTAGGCTTTCTTTGATTGTGTCTTTTTTAACTTTGATACCCTCACTTAAAGTTTCAAACACCATCTTAACTTCACCTACAGTTGTTGCTTTGTCAAAAGAACTTAACACTTTCACTTTTTGGTTTTCGTTTAAGTTTTTAGATTTGAAGATTTTATTTGTGTAAAGCAATTTAGCATTTAACAAATTAATCTCATTCAATTCAGCTTTTAAAGATTCGATTGCAGAGTAAGCCTCTTCAAGTTCTTCTTTAAGTTTTTTCTTGTAATCGATTTCTTTTTCATCTTCAGCGGTGTCTTTTTTCTTAGGACCTTTACCGTGACCTTCTTTTTCTTTTTTCATGTCGTCACGTTTTTCGTCTCCTTTGTTTCCACCATACTTTTTAGCTTCTTCTAAAGAATCCATTTCTTCAATTTCGCGAAGTAACTCAGCTAAATCAACTTCGTCATCTTCAATACTAATTTCTCCAGCTTCATCTTTACCGCCCATGTCTTCATGTCCAGCTTCGAGTTCACCGGCTTCAAGCATGTCCTTGATAACATCTTCAATCATTTTTTTAAGATCTTCATCGGTCATGTCTTCGAGATCAATTGGTTCACCTTCTTTGTCATCTTCTTTAGATTCCTCATCAGATGAATCATCATCTTCATTGTCATCTTCTTCAGCTTCGTTTAAGGTTTCTTCAACTTCTCCCTCTTCTAATTCTAACTCTTTTAAAAGCTCTTCTAAATCAATTTCATCTAATTTGTCATCTTCAGCTTCATAAACGTCTTCAGCTTCATCCATTTTCATATCTTTAGCTTCTTCCATTTTTCCATCTTCAGATTTATCATACATCTCTTCAAGTTCATCTTCTTTTTCCATTTCTTGAAGTTTTGCAGCAAATATAGCATTTAATTGAGGTGCGAAGGCTTCTTCTAGAGCGGATTTTGCATTTGCTATAGCGCTTTCTTTAACAGCTTTAGCATCAGCAATTGCTTCTTTAAGCAAATCTCTGTTTGTTGCCATTTTTCCTAAATTATTTGTTGGGAAAGTACGTTTATTAAGAAACGTAATAGAATTTTTTACATCGATGCCACATAAGGATATGAGGGGGTGGCATATTCGTATTATATGTATGTGTTGAATATGTCAAAGTCGCAGAGAATAAAAAAAGGCTCCAAAAAATGGAGCCTTAGCCTAAAAGATAGAACTAATAGGGGGGGATTAAATTATAGGGCATGAACCCTTTGCACATAAAATATCAGTAATAATTGAATTTGTACGTGCATATTGATTTAAATATGTTGTTCTTGATTCATTTAATGCACCATTTATCATCCATGAGTCTGGATTAGATGGGTTGGAAACTAAATCCCAGGTAAGTAATTCAAAGTCATCTTGTACTTCCATTACTTCACCCATTTGTTTTAATGAGCCCATTCCACGAGAAGAAATTCCAATGATTAAACCATTTCTAACTAACGCACCAGCAATACGACCTGATGAGGTGCCTAGGTCACCTGAGTCAGCGAATATTTCTACTCTGCCCCAGATTTCATCTCCTCTCCACCATACTTCACGAATTGCATGTGATGCATTTTTAAGATTGATTACTTGAGAGTCAGGATGATCTAATTCACCTACGGTTTCAGTAGAATGTTGTTTGATCTTACGTGTAAAATTTTCAATTTCACGTTCCCATAACTCACGTTTGTAATATCTACCATTCCCATTTTTTACTTCTACAGTAGCTAATATCCCTTCAACAAAAATATTTTTGCCTTTATCTACCCCTTCAATTAATCGAACAGGTTTTGGATCAAAATGTCTGGTTTCTATTAAAAGTTGCTTGTCCATCTTAATAGTTGTCTTCTCGGTCTTCTAAATAATCTTCTAAATCATCACTTTCATCAGAAGGCATGTTTGTATATGTGCTAACAATAGAATCTATTTTTTGCCCATCATCTTGACGCTCATCAGCATCTTCAACATATTCAGGACTTATATCAAATTCATCTTCTACTTCGTCAATTACTTCAGTTTTTTTAACTTTACCTTTATGTTTAGATATTACTTTTTCAAGTTTAGTTTTAGCTTTTTCTAAAGTTTTAATGTCTTTTTCAAGCTCTTTAATTTTCTTTTTATCAGTAAGAGCTTTCATATCTTCATCTTCATCAAGTTTACCGAGTTGAGATTGACGTTTTTCAATAGCATCAGCAAGTTTTTGAAGTTTACTTTCTAATACTTCATATTCAGCCATTTTATTGATTTCAGCTATTTCTTTTTCAACACCTTCTCTTAAAAGTGACTCACGAAGAATCATTTCTTCAAGTTCTTCTTTTTCTTGTTTACTTAATGGAATTTTAACACCAACACCTTTTTCACGTTCAATAGGCATATTAACAGCATGGTAATTACCAAATGACATTTTAGGATCAACATTCTTTTTAATTAATGCTCTAACCATAGGATCTAAATCAGAAATAAGTTTTTCTAATTCATTTTTACCCATTTCTTTTTCTCTAGATGTTCTTCCTCTTTCAAGTCCTTGAATAGCATTATACAAGAAGTTAGAGATTAACATAATAGATCCTTCAGGTTTAGACAAAAATTTGATATGAGGAATCTGTAATGATTCATCTCTAGCAGGAGTATTAGGGCCTGGGTTGGAGAAATTAAGTTTGTCTATTAATTCTTGGGATAAAAATGCTTCACTAGGAATGTATCGTCTTCCACCTCCACCAGTGTTAGAAGTACTAACGCTAGGAGCTTGATACATTACTTCGTCTACTTCATTTTCTTCTAAATTTTGACTAATTGAATTTAATCCAGCAATATGTGAAGTATATATTTTTTGAATATCATCTAATGCATTCTTATCATTTAAATGAGGTTGTTCTAATTTAAAAAGAACATCTTTAAATTCTTCTGTGTTTAATTCTTCAGCAATGATTTCTTTGATTACTTTACGTAATTTAGATTCTTCAAGTGATTCTTCTTCAAATAACGGTTTTGCAACTTTGTAAATTTGATTTGCTATTTTATTAGCATTTGAAGAAGTCTCAAGTTTTCCGTGGCGAGCAAATCCTTCAATAGCTTTTAATAATTCTTTATCTGTAAAAGTATCAGCATTTTTTAGATTGGTGTTTTTTTGTAAAAATACCACCATTGCCTTTTTAATATTTTCTTTTGCACCATTAACATCACCTAAAGGTTTTGATGAAAATAATCCTTCGTTTAAGTCACCATAGCCAGAAAATTTATATTTTCCTTTAGCTTCTTTAGGTTCACCTAAACCTGGGTGATCAACTGAATAACCTAAGTCTTTAACGCCGAATTGGGCATTTTTAGTATAATAAATTGGGTCTTTTGTTAAGTTTTTAAATACGATGTCTTTTAATTCTTGCATCGTTTTATCACTATTTTTAGGATCCTTCATTTCCGCATAATAACCCATCATAATTTGATCAAATATCATATTATCAGGATTTTTTTCATCTGAATTATTATATACATGGCTAAGGTCTTCCTCTACAGGTTTAGAGACTTTTTTCTCTTCTGCTTTAACTTTCTCATCTTCGTTTTTCTTTTTTGCCTCAGCTAAAAAGTCTTCAAAAGCGGTTTCGTAAGATTCTTTTTTAGGACGGTCCATTATAGCAGGCATCACAGTAAATACATTTTCTGAAATGATATTTTTGGTTTTGAGTGATGATATGGCTTCATCAAATGTAGCTGCGTTACGTATGATGTTTGGGAATTGGCGTTTTGCTTCTGTAAGGAAAACACCTTTATGTCCTTTACCTTCTTTGATTAACAAATATTGATCTTGTAGGGTCTTTTTCATTTTATTTGCTTAATAATTTTTGGGCTTTTTTAATATATTCTAAAGCCATTGATGTCGGTTTATAAATACTAAACTTTCCAGGGTTAGCTTTGTAATATTCAATAGTTTGATTTTTAGCGTTGGAAATAAGAATATTTAATTCATCTTGGATTTGATCAAATTCATTAATTCTTTCTTCTTGAAATTTTTCAACATCCGTTTTTTCATCTTCCCAAAGTTGTTTAACTTCTAAACCAGATCCTTCAATTTTTTTAGGTACTAATTTATACTTAAATTGCTTAACATAAGCATTATCTTTTACACCTTCGGATCCAGCATTTGGCCCCATACCTAAATCAGCTCCAGGACCCTCTTTAATATTTTTAGTTTTTTTAAATGCTTTAGGAGTAGCATAATTCATCCCTTGACCAGGAGAAAACGAAGCACCACCCATTCCGGTAGCGCTCATTTCTGCTAATTTTTTGCGAATTATTTCTTTAATTTTTTCCATTTACAGTTTCTAACTCATTTATTAAATCATAATACTGTAACAAATCAACTAAGTCATTATCGGTAATTTTAGACGTTTTAGCCGGTACCTGGATAATGTTAATAATTTCGTTGATTTTTATTTTGGTTGCTTCGTTTTTGGTTTTATTATTTAACGTAGCTAATTTTTCTTTAATTTCAGTTACCTTAGTAATATAGAATTCTTTTAAACGAGGTTTATTATCAACCGAAGTAATAAATTCTTTAAGGATTTCCTTTTGTTGGGGATGTAAATCGTTATATTTTGAATTGAAATTTTCTAATATTCTTTTATATGCTAATAAACGAACACTTTTGTCGGCTTGTTCAAATTCAATCATTGATTCACTACGATCATCATTATTGATTTTAGCTGCGGTTAAATGCTCTAAAATAGTTACTTTATTAGATATAATTTGATCGGGGTTAGTAGATTCTTGTGCATTTACAATTTCTAGTAATGTGTAAAAAGCAGCATATACCTTGTAATTAGGTAATTTATGATTAAAAAATTCATTTAAATCATATTGTTTTTGGATCTCACTAATTAAATTGTATTTTTGACGTTTAATAGCTCCTCTATTTAATGTTTTAGAAGATTCAATTAATGTATCTACTACAACATTTGCTTTACCTTCAGTTAATGATGTTCTTTTAAGTAACGTTTCATATAACTTATACTCACGACCCAATTCCGATTTAACGAAATATTTTTTCAGTATGTCTTTAGCAGGGGAATCTTTTCCATCCAGTGTGTCTGTAGTAATCTGGCGAACTAAAAGTTCAAAGAGGATACCCGTGTTCTTATACTTTGAATGTTTGATTTGCATTCTTGTAAATATTTGTTTATTTATAAATATATAGAATTTCTTTACTCTCGTATTTGTGATTCATCTAATAGTGAATTCCCCCTAATATCTGACTCAAAAATCATTTGTTTTTGTTGGTTTTTGATATCATGAAACATTTTTTTATTAGGGTTTGGTCTTTTTTTAGTTTCAAGAGCTAATGGACTGTTACCTTTATATTGAGGTTTAATAGAATTTGATTCATCTCCGTCGGTTTTAGCACCATCTGCTCCAATTCTATCTTTTCCAAATGCATTATCTTGGGTATTTTTATCTGTTACCTTTTCAGAAGGACGACCTAAATCTTTTTCTTCATCATACCCTACAGGTACATTAGTAGCTTCATATCTTCCTCTACCATATAAAGAAGCTAGATCATGTGGAGTACCATAAGATTTTCCGGTTTCAAGAGGATCATTACCCTCATTTTCAATTTGTGCAACACGGAATTTACGTTTAGCATCCTGAAGTATTAAATCTCTATATTCATCATATTGGTCTTCACTCAAATGGAATAAGTTTTCATATATCCAATCAGTTGGTAGGATTTTATTTTCCATCATCTGAGTAGCTAATTCAACTTTTTCCTTAAGTAGGGCTACTCTTTCTTGGTCATAAATGATGGAAGGTGTAGTTAATGACAATTCAAAATTTGTCATACTTTCATCACGGTATCCCTGAGAGTATAAATGGACTAAAGCTATTTTATTTAATTCAGACACTACAATGCGTTGGATACGTTCAATTGTACGTGCAAATCGAATATCTTCAGCAGCTAACGTAGCTTTACCTGTTAAATCTTTTTCATAACCCATAAATGCTTTAGGCACTTTAAGGGCAGCAAATAATTTATCTCTTAAATAAGTAACGTCTTCAATACCTTGCCATTGTAAACCTGCTAAATTATCAATTTTAGTTGCTTGATCATTACCTCGTACTGGGATGTAGAAGTCTTCAAGCAAGTTTTGCATGTTGTATTTTAAATTGTAATCTCCAGTTTGTTGATCAATATAAGGAGTACGTTTCATTTTAGAAATAGTCTTCTGCATAAAGTTTTCTACTTCAGCAGGTGCAATATTTCCAACATTAATATAAAAAATACGTTTTTCAGGTGCGCGAACAATACGGTGAATTAACATCGCATCTTCCATCATTATATATTGTTTAAACAATTTACGAGCAGGCTCTAAATATGATCTACCATAAGGTAAAAAGTTAGTATCCGTTAATAAACGGAAATGTGCCATTTCATAATTGTCAAAATATATTGAATTTGCTTGCCCACCAGCATTTGGGACATTATAGTAACCATAATCAGAAGGAGATGAAATTCCATCTGGGTCAAAACGGAAACGTACTGAATTTGGGTGGTCTTTGTCATATCCATCTTGTCTTTCAATATGGAATGCATTGTAAGGGATTACATTATATACACCAAATTTTTCAGCAATTTCTAATTTTAAAAAGAAATCACCGTATTTCAACATATTACGAATCCAAGGCCATAAGTTAAATTCTACATTCAATACATCATAGAACAAATTATATAGAATTTTTTGTACATCTTCATCTGATGAGCGAATTTGTAATACTTCACCCATATCATTACGTAATGTACTTTCATCAGATAAGATATCTAGGGCAGAAGCAATGATAGCATCTGTATCCATTGAATCATATTCGGAATAAAGTGTGGGGCGTAAAGTTTGGTAATTAAAGCTACTTTGATATCCATAAATTGAGGTGTGTGAGTTAGTATAGATACGATTAAATCTATCTACTAATGCATTAGTTTCATATTCACCTGAAATTTGGATTTTGTTTATATCAAATACTTTTAACTGGTTGTCTCCTTCATTTCGGATGATAACATCAGTTGAAAATAGTCGTCTTAATCGTGAAAATAATCCTGTATCTGCCATATTTTATTTTTGTAAAAGCCAAGAAATGTCTTCCTTGTCGTTTGAGTAAGGGTTGTTTATTTGGTATGGGTTATTATTATACTTATCAGCATAACTAGGTCCATGAGAATAACCTCCAGCATATGTGGTACGAGAATTTCCTATACCATTTAACATACTTTTAGTCATTTCCATGTTACTTGTTCTAAGTTTAAATGCAGTTTCGCGTAAATAACAACCGATACAAAATGCCATTACTAAGTCATCATTATATCCTGATTGGGCTTCTGCTCTGCCATTTCTCCATATAAATACTTTCATTTCCTCTAATAGGCGAGCTGAGTAAAAAACAACTCCTTTATCCATAACAGCTTCTTGGAATTTTCCAATTGCTATAGGGCGAGTTGTATTTGACATCGTAAAGCCTGGGGTCATCTTGCTATGATCCATGTAAGGGTCAAAGAAAGTATCTACGTTGTTCATACCACCTTTTGGTGAGTAATAAAAATTTTGATAACCTCTATCTAAAATGGTTTGTACAGTTGACCAACCTACGCTTTGATTTTCGACTGCTAACAAGGCATTGTTATATTCCGTTGCAATGCTTGTTAGTAAATGTCCGTAATCTTTTGTGTTAATTTGGCCCTTATATTCACCTACCTGAGTGAATGTTTCAACATCAAAGATGTGAAACGCCGAAAAATCCTTGCCATCACCACGTGCTACATCAGCTACGATCAGATAACTCCTCGAATAATCCGCTGGTTCCCAAATCCATAAGTTTTGATCAATGCCACGTTTTTCTAGAGGTTCTTTCACGTGAAATTGTTCGTAAAAAGTAATATCTTCTGGGAGGAATACTGTGTCACCAGATGTTGTGAAATCGCAATCACATTCCTGTGCTGCCATTCTAACACCTAGATCTTTATCTTGTTGGTCCCTCCATGATTGATCTCGTTCAGGGTGTACTTGCCAAGGTAATCTAATAGGTAAAAAACTATTATCACCCATTTCGGCATTAACCCACGTTTGATGAAACCAATTACCCGTACCATAAGGTGTAGATAATGCAATGCATCCACCACCCGTAGCTAGGGTTTGTTGGGCTGATGCCCAAATCTCACCAATATTGTGGATAAAGGCGGCCTCATCTATAATTAATAAAGAAACGGCTTCTGATCGACCAGCATCACTTGATGCACCAACGGCTTTAATTTGAGATCCATTTGGTAGTCGAAGTGTTAATTTATTTGCCTCGTCAGGTTTATTGGCAAATTTAAGCCAGGAAGGTAAACTTTCATACATGAATTTTACCTTAGTAACCATGTTTTTAGCAGTTTCCTGTTTTGTTGCAATACAAAGGATGTTTTTATCCTCATGGAAAATCATTAACCACAATGAATAACCTGCGGCTAATGTTGAAATACCCAACTGGCGGGATTTGAGTACTATTGAGTATGGGTTCTCTTGGAATAAAGTAAGTACTTTTTCTTGAAATGGATAAAGATTAAAAGGTACTCGTCCACGTTTTGGGTGTTGGATCTGGCAGTATTTTTTCATGAAGTATGCCGGTGATTGGGCACATTTCATATATTCCTCGCGGACGACTTGTTTTAAACTTTTTTCTTCCATTATTTAATTACCATCAATGTAAGAATAACAAGTATGGAAGACACGAATCCTCCACCTAACCATTTAATTCCTTTCTTTAAGTTGGTGTTTTTACGAGTAAGTTCAGTTACATCGTTTTCTAATCCTTTAATTACAGTATCTTGTACAGTAACAATTTTTTCATAGTTTGCTACTTGCTTAAGATAATTTGTTTCTTTAGATATGTAAATATTAATTGTACTATCTTTGGCATCAATTTTTTCATTTAATTGCCATACCATTTTATTTACAATTTTTAATTCAGCAATAGCAGAATCACCTCGTGAAAGATCAATTGCAATAGCTCGTGCTTTATCATGTGAAAAACAAATTTTATCTGTAACGATCTGTGAAAAACTGTTCGAGCTCAGAATTAGAAGCACTAGTAAGATCTTTAATTTTGTTGCCATAGTATGTGCGTGTTGTTTGTAGCTCTTTTTCTGTGTGTTTAATTTCTAAATTCAATGAATCAACAATGTGATTTTGTTGTTCAAGATTTTTATTTAAAATTTTTTGACCTTCTTTTAATAAAAAGATGTTATTTTTTAATCGTTCAATTTCTTGTTTTTGTTTAATATATTTGTCAGTTGATGTAGGTTTTTTAACATCACACTTAACTAAAAATATTAATAATAACAAAAATATCCCACCTATAATTAGATGGGATAATTTTATTTGAAATGTTCTATTTTTCATATTAGAACAAATTATCTAATTCTTTTTCAGCTTTTAATTTATCTGCATTTGCTAATTTAAGGTCACTCATCAAAGTTTCTCTTTCTTTTCCTTCAGCACCTCTAATTAATTTAGCTAGTTCTCTCATTCTATCTTCAGCAGCGGATTTAGCTTTAAGAAGTTCATCTTTTTTATCAGCTTTTTTATTTGCTCCTTTACTAGCTGATGC